TCTACTGCAGAGTCTCTGGTCCCTGGTAACTATGCCTAGGACTTCTGATTCCTCATCTTCACGCGTAAGCGTGTGCATTATGTAGGAATCCGACTCAATAAATAAATTGAGCCTATCGACCACCCTCTTAGGCAGTGGTCGTTGATCGCGAATCGTATTCACGATGTCGGGGAGCGATGTCTCCTCGAAGTCCGCGTTCTCCTTCATCCAAAGATCAAGGATAGCACGGGCGCTGGGATACGTTGTTTTATCCCATTCCCAACCCAAGTTCATTGGGTTGAGGTGAGGCATTTTGGATCTATCGACCCAATATCCCCACGAATTCTGGAATTGAAATCCAGGATTCTTCCATGTTTCTATAAACAAGGAATAGTCCAACTTTGGGTCCTCGGTGAAACCACCGGAAAAGGACCTCTCTATGTTGAACACAGGCTCCGGGGGTTCTTTACCCTGGAGCAAGGCTGCGTAATAGCAGCCCTTCGCAAGCTCAAAGAAAATGGCCTGCGGGTCCGCTATCGTATCTATACGTACGGACTGGAGAAGCATCTTTGCATTCTCGTTCTGCGGCCTGATTATACATTCAGGTGGCAGAAGCGCCTCCATAGCTTCTAGCTTTGGTAGGTACAGGTGGTGTTTGTTCACCACCATGTCAAGTCTGTCGCTTCGGACAAACTTGTAACTAAACTTATTGTTTAGTAGAGACCATAGTCTAAACTTGGTCTCACGTGGATTGCGACTTTTGTCGTCCACGACCTTCTCCAGGAATGAGGGAGAGTGCGGAAAAGCACCATCCCCTCCTATCTCTAGAGGAGTATACGGACTTATACAGTCCGCATCCTGTGGTACTAACAGATGTTGTAACACAGACGCACGAGCGAAGTATGCTTGTGCAGGGGTATTCGTGTTCGATACCCATCTCTGCTCTTTGCCTAGCAGAGAAAACCTACCGATGTTTGTCATTGAGTAGGCATCCGTCTCAATTATTTGAGGCAGTAGGAGTCTCAGTCTTGGATAATCCAAGTAGTTAAGCTCCTTTCCACGTTTCATTTGAACGTGTACCGATTCTTTTGCACTTTGTGGTAGAATCGTACCTTCTTCGCAGTAGAATGCGAAAAAGTCAGACACGTATGTGTCCAGCTCTGACACTTTGAATATCAGAGAGAGGTTTTTAAGATGATTCTTTAACCTCTGGGGATCGCTGTCTAGCGCGATCTCGTCGTCGCCTACCAGAGTGTAGACACGAAGGCCACTCAGTTCACAACAGTACTGATGGCTTAGGGTCAAGATGATCTTTGTCATCATGTCCCCCATCAGCCACCCGCGGTGGCCGATGACCAGTTTGAAGTTTCCAACTTCATCTGGTACAAAGCAGTAACGCTTTGCGCAATACCTAGTCTTTGCTAGGAGTGCTAGTGCCAGAGGAAACTCTGGACACTCTGCGGCCCTTATAAGGGCCGTCCACAGCTGTTCTGCCACACCTTTGTGGCCCCAGTCTG